TGGGTTGATGTAACCCGTAGAGAAACCGTAGATGGCGCAGAACAAGCAATTGACGCTTCTATTGAACACTACAATAAAAAACTTGGATTTTTAAAAGGACCCAAGGTAGTAAAGACTTTTGAATAAGTAATAAATCTAATTTAATTAAATCAAATAATGACTGACAAAATAGTTAAGAATTTAAACTTTGGAGATGAAGCCAAAGATAAAGTCTTTGCAGGAATCGAAAAACTCACAAAAGCTGTTAGCTCCACTTTAGGGGCTAGCGGTAAATGTGTTATTCTTGAAGACAATACAGGAAGACCTGTTATAACAAAAGATGGGGTAACTGTAGCAAATACAATAACACTGTTAGATCCGGTTGAAAACATAGGTGCAACACTTATAAAACAAGCCGCTCAAAGAACAGTTAGCGAGGCTGGCGATGGAACCACCACAGCAACGGTGTTGGCGCATGCAATATTAAAAGAAGCATACAAAGCGTTAAAGTCGCACGGAACTCGTGATATTAAAGAAGGAATAAACAAAGCAGTTGAAAAGGTATGTAAAGCATTAGAAAAAACAGCCATACCCGTAAACGGCGAAATGTTAAATCAAGTTGCAACTATTTCAGCAAACAATGACACTGAGCTAGGTAATTTGATAGCAGAGGCTTTTAAAGCAGTAGACAATACCGGTATAGTTATAATGGAAACATCGAACGATACTATCACGACATCAGAAGTTGTAGACGGTGTTCAATACGAAAAAGGTCTAAAGAACTTTCATTTTGCAACTAATAAAGAAACTGGTGTTTCTGAATTGGAAAATCCTTTAGTTTTGATTGTTGAATCTGAAGTTTCAAATATAAGGAAAATACAAAGCGTATTAGAATACGTTATAAAAAATAAAAGAAGTCTTTTAATAATAGCAGATGTAGGTTTAGAAGTGTTAAATGCACTTGCAATGAATCATGTTAAAGGTAATATAAAAGTAAATGTAGTAGACGCGCCCACATACGGTGTGACCAAGAAAGAAGTTTTGCAGGATTTAGCTTTATTAACAGGGGCTACCGTTATAAACGAAAATCTTGGTGATGATATGGACTTAATAGAACCTGAGTATTTAGGGGAGTGCTTAAAATCAGTAACAAGTAATGAGGAAACAGTTTTGCAAATTAGCGAACCCGGTGAAGAAGTTGAAGAGCTTGTGGCTCAAGTTAAAAAACAACTTGATGAAGCTACACTTGCGGGTTATAAAATTAGATTTGAAAAAAGACTTGCTCGTCTCTCCGCTAAAGTGGCTATTGTCAAAGTTGGAGCAAACTCAGAAGTAGAGTTGAAAGAAAAAACAGATAGGGTTGAAGATGCTATCTGTGCTACAAAAGCCGCTATAAAAGAGGGTATAGTTCCAGGTGGAGGTATAGCTTTGCTGAATGCGTCTGTTAATACGAAAGCTAATAGTGAAGGTGAAAATGTATTGTTGAAAGCAATAAAAGCACCTTATGAAGCAATTCTTACAAACGCAGGTCTTGAAATAATTTATCCTCAAACAAAGAACAGAGGTTTAAATGTGGTTACAGGAAAAGAAGTAAATATGGTACGAGCAGGGATTATAGATCCATTACTGGTAACTAAAAGTGCTCTTAAAAACGCGGCTTCAGTAGCTACAACAATAATTTCAACCGATTGTGTAATCAATAACTTAAGAGTAGGGGATGAAAGCGATAGGTAGAAATTTAGTTATATTAAAAGAGAAGCAAGGAACCACTGAAACAAAAGGAGGATTATTGCTGGCTGAAAAACAAAGAGAAGATATAAGGTATTCAAAAGCTACGATTATATCTGCTGGAAGTGAAGTTGTAGGTATTAAAGAATCAGACATTATATATTACGACCGTACGGCTGGTCATCAAATTGAATTTGAAGGAAGCATGTACAATGTTATTAAAATGCAGGATGTAGTAGTGGTTGTATGAGACGTTTAGAGGCATCTGATTTGCGTTCTTTAAATATTCTAAAGCATTACCGAACAATTAGAAAATGGGCTTCTAAAACAAACAATTTACAAGAAGCAGATTTAGAGCTTTTAATATATTTTGATTGTTTAGATCATTTTACTAGAAACGACTATAAGTCAGGTGTTCTTGATTACAGTTGGGATAATAAAAGATGGAATAGACTTTTAAAAGAAGGCTGGGTAGTTGTTTGGCGAAAAAGAAATCATACTACACAAAAATTTCATATATACAAAACATCGTTTAAATGTAGGCAACTTATTACACGTCTATATAAGATGTTATTAAACGAAGAGGAAATACCATTAATAAAAAATCCAAAATCATACTCAGAACGAGCGTTAGGATTGAAAATAAAAAACATAAATTATGGCAGATGATAACATTTTTGCAAACGCGGTAAGCTTTAGCAACCCTAAATTAACAGCGCCGTCAACTAAGGATTTAGCAAGAAAAGCAGGCAACATAATGAGAGGCGGTGAAATCGCAAGCTATGGCGACGTGGGTATGAAGTCAGGAACTTTTACATTTGGTACCGATAGAGAAGCTGCGCTTGACCACATAAGAAGTAATAAACCACCAACTACCAAAATAGAATCTCGTATTGCTAATGCTAAAGCAGCAGGTAAAGATGCTAAAGCAGCAAAACTGCAGGGTAAGTCTGATAGAAGAGATGTGAGAGATGAAGCTAGAGCGGAACGTATTACACAACGTAATGAAGAACAGCTAGCTCAAACAAAACAGCGCCAAGAAAACAAAAACGAACGCTTCAATAGAAGAAGAGAAAATGGCAACGTGCCTGTCAGCAGCGCTGCCCAAGTTATTTCTGGGTCTGTTGATAAATTTTCAAAAATAGCAAAAAAAATATAATATGATCGGAAATTTAGGAGGAACCTCAGTACTCGCAGGAATAGGCAAGTTGTTAAGCAGCTCTGGCTTAGGAGCCGCAGGCTTAGGAGTCTCAGGAGTTAATGCACAAATGAATGCGACCGGAACTTCAGAACAGCAGCCAAATCAATTAACTCAATTAGAAAACAGAGTCTCCACATTAGAGAGTAGCTCTTCACAGGCTAGCGCAAACATTGCTCCAGCACAACCTTCTAATGATGTAGGCGATCCTGTTTTAAGTCAACCAGGTGATTCTACTTTAGATCAACCAATTAAAACTGGTAGATTTTCAGAAGATGCACAAATGAAAGCAAATGCTATTTACGGTACAGAAAGTGAAAGAGCAAGTAGTGTTGGAATGGTGCCCGCAGCAGTAGCGGGAGCAAATGAAGCTACTCAGTCAGCAATAGCTAACATAATTAAAACGCAACAAGTAATCTAACAAATATAAACAATTATGGATCATAAAATAAAAAGCCCATTACAGGGTACAGTAGGAGAAAGTCACGTGTGGGACGGACCTTTAGACACTAGCAGCTTTCCAATGGGAAAAGGTAGCAGTTCTGGAAAAGATGGTATGCAGGTAAAAAAATACCCATGTAAATCATACGAGATACAACCTCCAATTACTCAACGAGCTAAAGGCTTAAAGTAATGACTGTAGACGATGTAAAACTATACGCTATAAATTCTGCTACAATAGGGGTGACTACATTTACAAGAATTGAAATGGGATTAAAAATTCTATTACTACTTGTCACCATAGGTTATACCTTAAGTAAGTGGACTGAATTAAAAGATAAAAAATAATGCCGTACGAACAGTTGGAATCACCTTTTCTTAAAAAGAAAAAGCCGCCTGCACCTTCTAAAAAGAAGTCAAAAGGTTATTATAACAAAGCAAACAAAACTGGTACAGGAGCCGCAGCAGGAGGTGGTATGTCTAGAAAAGGAGTTGCTAAATATAAAAAAGATAATCCTGGTAGCAAATTGCAAACAGCCGTAACCAAGGATCCAAAAAAATTAAAGAAAGGTAGCAAGGCTTGGAAGCGTAGAAAATCTTTTTGTGCAAGATCCAAAAGCTGGAAATCAGAAAGAGGTAGAGCTGCTAGAAGAAGATGGAATTGCTAATGAAGGACAAGGGACTGGGAGATACCGTAGCAAGATTTACTGAAGCTACAGGCATAAAAAAATTAGCAGAAAAAATACCAGGCGGCTGCGGGTGTGAAAAAAGACAATCAGCTTTAAATAAAATATTTCCATATAAAAACAAATAAATGGCTTTTAAAATGAACACTGCGCCTTACGAGGCAAACAATACTCCTATATACAGTGTAGATATGGAAGAGGGTGTTCTTGGAAAAGCAAATAATGATGGAACTATAATTATTGATAAAAACCTAAGCGCATTGCAAGCCAAAGGCGTAATAGCTCACGAGTTGGTGCATATTGACCAAATGAAAAGAGGTGATCTAAATTACGATGACAAATACGTCTACTGGAAAGGAAAAAAATACTCAAGAGCTCAAATGCAGGATGGAGCTAAAAACTTACCCTGGGAAAAAGAAGCATATTCAAAAACAACATAATTATGGCATATAATCAAGCAGAACAAGCAGGCAGAGGCAATTCGAATTCAATAGCAAAGTTGTCTGAAAAATTACAAAAAGGAAGTAGCTTTAAATTATTAGGTGATTTAGATAAAGACGGAACGCTAAGCGAATACGAAACGAAACGTCAGACAGCTATTGATAGCAACAGTCCGGCTACAATGTATGGAGCTCCTGTGGAAATGAAACCAAACAACGGTCCAATGCCGCAGTCAGGTTTAAATTACGGGAAAATGATAAAGGAGTAATGGCTTATAAACAAAATAACCCATTAACAGATCCTCCAGCTAAAAGCTCAAGTATATATGATGATGATGATAAATACAACGCAGCTCTAGCTACAAGAAAAGCTGCTAGGCAAGCCTACGAGAATGAAAGGAGTAGAGTTAAAAAGATTGTAAAAAACATTGATACAGTTGCGGAACAAGCAATCGAAGGTAAATACACTGTGAATTTTGGTCCCGAAAGTGACAAAAGAGTTGACGTGTTGGGAGCAGGTGTAGTACCGCAGGCAACTTATAATTGGCTAGAAAACGCAGGTGGTGCTGCGTGTAGTACTTATGCTTGTGGAATAATGAGAGAAGCTGGTGTTACTGTTCCTAATTCTGTTGGTGAAGATGGTATAACTATAAATAACGTTACATATAACGCTGGAGACAAAATGCCTATAATACCAGGTAACGCACAGTTTGATGCTGTAGCGCCAATGCTCGGTTTTGAATTACGACCTGGTGGATCTTATCCTGAAGAAGGTGATATCACTAGATCTAGTTATTATACAGGTACGACACATTCTACTGTTCAAGTTGGAGGAGGAGAATCTGTTTATAACCCTGGATACCCAAATAGAGGTCTTAAGAAAGGCGAATACTATTCTACCCCCTCAAATTTTGACGCTCTTTCAGATAAAGACGCAAAGCAATTACAAAAAGATCTTGTATTTTATGGAGGCCAAGAAGCTAAAGTAGATAAAGATGGTAAAATATATCCAGATAGATTAATGCGATATGTTGGTGATTTACCTAAGTTAACAAAAGAATTAAGGGCCGCTAATAAACCATTTGACACTGCGGTTTCGAGAATAAAACCAAAAGGCATACAAATCACACAAAAACCTACCGCTTCTATTTTGATGCCTACAAATGTATCAAAATTTTTTAACAGGAATAAATAATTTAATTTAATTTAATAAAATGAAAAAGCTACTATATATTTTAGCTTTTCTTTTTTTGAGTGTTACAAATGCTCAACATAAACTTTCTATATCTAATTATTTTAAAGTACCGGAGAGTTATAAAAGAATCGCAACAACAGATTACCATAAATGGTTAATTAATAAAAAAATTAAAGTAGAAGAAGTTAAAACCTATGACGGCTATTCTATAAATGGCTTAGGTGAATATTACGCAGCTGTATTTGATTACAATATTGGTAAAAGAGATTTACACCAATGCGCAGATGCTGCAATGTATTTTAAAGCATGGTATCATTTTGACAAGGGTAACATAAATAAAATTGTGTTTACTTTTACTGATGGTACAAAATATAGTTATAGTAGCTTTTTGAAAAAAAAGAAGCTGAACAATACATTTAAAAGTTTTAACAAGTATATGACTATCATATGGTCTTACGCTGGAACTTGGTCTATAAATGAGTATGATACAGTTCATGTACCTATAAACAATGTTTCCGCTGGTGATATATTCGTTATTGGAGGATTTCCGGGTCACGCGGTAACTGTTGTAGATGTAATAGAAAACGAATGTGGAGATAAGAAAATAATGCTATCACAAAGCTTTATGCCTGCACAAGATCATCATATATTATTAAACCCAGAAAGCAACAGTGTTTGGTTTAATATAAACGAAGTGCATAATACGGGATTTGGCTTTGCGGAAGACAATTTAAAAAGATTTAAAATATAATGAAAAAAATTTGGCAGTGGCTAACTGGTAACGTAATAAAAGAAGTTGGCCAAGTTTTAGATAACCTTACAACTACTAAGGAGGAAAAGCTAGAAGCTCAGCGATTAATAACTGAGATATTAGAAAAAGCCGATAAAGAAGCTCAAGAGCAAGTTACAGCAAGGTGGGAGTCAGATATGAATTCTGATTCGTTTTTATCAAAAAACATCCGGCCTATAGTATTAATATACCTAACAGTTATATTCACTGTTTGTGCATTTTTTGATGGTAACATAGGTCGTTTTAAAATAGCCGAAGAATACATACCAATTTTCCAAACATTACTAGTTACAGTATACGGAGCTTATTTTGTAGGTAGAACTTGGGAAAAAGCTAAAAGTATGAGTAATAATAAAAATGAATAAAATTTAAATTAAATCAAATGGCAAAAATTAAACAAAAAGAATTAGAAAAAATTCAAGAGCAACAAAAAGAATTGAATGGATTAGCTAGAGACATAGGCGTGTTGGAAGCGCAGAAGCATAATCTATTGCATAACTTTGCAGCAACATCTAAAGAAGTGGAAGAGTTCAAGGTAGAGCTTGAAAAAGAATACGGTCAGGTTAACATTAATATGGAAACCGGAGAATACTCAGAAATAGATAATGATGAATAATATAAGAAAAATCAGTATTGGTGCTGATTATAAAAATGAAGCTATGCACTATTCTGTAAAGCAGCAGGTTTATGGCGGTCACGAAATATCAAATATATTATTTGATGAATCTGATCATTCTTATAATATTTATATTACAAAAAACAAAGAGGTAATGCCATGGAAGAAATTCAATTCTAACATGGCTATATCTGTTGAGTATGATTTAGAGTATTAATGAAAAGCATTTATAAGTTTATTGTAAGACCTGTATCAAAACGTTACAACAACGAAAAGAAAATAGGCGACAATAGCCTCTTACTAAATAATAATATAGAAAGCTTTCGTCACGTTAGTAAAGAAGCTGTGGTTGTGGAAACGCCATTGGCTTTTAAAACAAATATAAAGCCTGGAGATAAAGTGATTATACATCACAATATATTTAGAAGGTTTTATGACATGCGTGGTAAAGAAAAAAATAGTAGCACATATTTTAAAGATGATATGTACTTCGTTGGTATAGATCAAATTTATATGTACCAATTTGAAAACAAATGGCTACCAAATCTAAACTATTGTTTTGTAAAACCAATAAAAGAAAATAGCTCATATTCGATAGATAAAGAGCAAAAGCATATTGGTATATTAAAATATGGAAATAAAGCGTTAGAAGCACTCCAAATCAATCCAAACGACTTAGTTGGGTTTAAACCTTTTGGTGAGTTTGAATTTATTATAGATAATGAGCGCTTGTATTGTATGAAATCAAATGATATTGTAATTAAGTATGAGCGTAAAGGAAACGAAGAAGAGTATAATCCTAGCTGGGCGTAGAGCAGTTGAAGAATTAATAAAAGTAGCTAAAGAAGCTATTGTTGATTCAGATGATGATATATCAGCGGATAGATTAAAAAATGCGGCAGCAACAAAGAAGTTAGCTATATTTGATGCGTTTGAAATTCTCAATAGAATAGAAGAGGAGCAGGCTTTACTAGATGGAGAGAATAAGGAAACAAGAGCAAAGTCTTTCAAAGGTTTTGCAGAAGGGAGATCTAAATAATGTACGAACAAACTTTATATAAGATTCTGCCTGACTATATTAAGCCTAGTGTTATTAAAAAAAATAATAGGTTTAATAAATGGGAATACGGCTATAACAAGGATTATGATGTTGTGGTTATAAGTAGGACTGGGCAAATAGGAGAAATATACGAAATACAAAATTTAAAAATAGCGTTACCTAAAGAAGATGACGTTGTTTCTTTTAAAAGTGGTAAATGGGAAAGATTAGATTATCCGTCTGAATTACAAAAAATTAAAAGTGTATTTGAATGGAATACTAAGCCTGAATATTTTAAAGACGATTATTATGATTACATTGATAAAGAATTTAAAAGAAGGGAGCAAGGTTTTTGGTTCAAAAATAAAGGTGTTAGTAACTATATTACTGGTACTCACTATATGTTCCTGCAGTGGTCCAAGATTGATGTTGGGGCAGCAGACTATAGGGAAGCAAACAGATTATTCTTTATATTCTGGGAAGCTTGTAAATCAGATGTTCGTTGTTACGGAATGTGCTATCTTAAGAACAGACGGTCAGGGTTTTCTTTCATGGCCTCAAGCGAAGCGGTTAATCAAGCTACAATATCAACAGACTCAAGATTCGGCATTTTATCAAAGTCTGGTCAGGATGCAAAGAAGATGTTTACAGATAAAGTTGTACCCATCTCAGTTAATTACCCATTCTTCTTCAAACCAATCCAGGACGGTATGGACAGGCCGAAGACGGAGCTCGCCTATAGAGTCCCAGCCTCGAAACTTACCCGTAAGAAACTCGACGAAGGTGTTGCGTCAGAGGAGATCACCGGGCTCGACACAACGATCGATTGGAAGAACACCGGGGACAACTCGTACGATGGTGAAAAACTAAAGATATTAGTACACGATGAAAGTGGTAAGTGGGAAAGACCTGATAATATACTAAACAACTGGAGAGTAACTAAAACTTGTTTACGTCTAGGTGCTAGAATTGTGGGTAAGTGTATGATGGGGTCTACATCTAATGCTTTAGAAAAAGGAGGTGGAAACTTTAAAAAACTTTACTATGCTTCCAATGTTACAGAAAGAAACCGTAATGGCCAAACTAGCTCAGGATTATATTCTTTGTTCATACCTATGGAATGGAACTACGAAGGATTCATTGACTCTTATGGCGCACCTGTATTCGATACGCCGGAAAAAGATATTGAAGGACCTTACGGAGAGGTAATAGACCAAGGAGTAATAGAGCATTGGCAAAACGAGGTTGATGGTTTAAAAAATGATCAAGACGGATTAAATGAATACTATAGGCAATTTCCAAGAACAGAGCAGCACGCTTTTAGGGATGAAGCTAAAGAGTCTTTATTTAATTTAACTAAAATATATCAACAAGTAGATTATAATGAAGATTTAAGAAATACAAGTGTGGTAACACGTGGTAGCTTCCATTGGGAAAACGGAGTTAAAGATACGAAAGTACAATTCTCCCCTAATAAAGATGGCAGATTTTTAATATCTTGGATACCTAATAAAAACCAACAAAACCGTGTAATATTAAAGAATGGTATTAAGTTTCCAGGTAATGAACATATGGGAGCATTTGGTTGTGACTCATATGATATATCAGGAACAACAGACGGTAAAGGCTCTAAAGGTGCTTTGCATGGGTTAACCAAATTTAGTATGGAAGATGCTCCAGCAAATTCATTTTTTTTAGAATACATATCTAGACCACAAACGGCGGACATATTTTTTGAAGATGTTTTAATGGCTTGTATATTTTACGGAATGCCTATATTAGCAGAAAACAATAAACCAAGACTTTTATATTATTTTAAACGTAGAGGTTACAGAGGATTTTCAATGAATAGGCCTGATAAACTTTTAAATAAGCTTTCGGTTACAGAAAGAGAAATAGGTGGTATGCCTAACTCAAGCGAAGATATAAAGCAAGCTCACGCAGCAGCTATAGAAAGTTATATAGAAGATCACGTAGGTTTACTGTCAGATGGTTCTTATGGTTCATTATATTTTCAAAAAACATTAGAAGACTGGGGTAAATTTAATATAAATAATAGAACTAAGTTTGATGCCTCTATTAGTTCTGGTTTAGCTATAATGGCGTGCAACAAAAACAAATACAGCCCAAGAGCTGAAAGAGTAATAACATCACATACTTTGAATTTTAAAAAGTATAATAATAAAGGACATAGTTCAAAAATAATATAAATGGTATATACTAACTACAATAGTTCATTTCCTGATCAGGTGGTACCTGCTGCAGAAAAGCTAAGCTTAGAATATGGAGAAGCTGTGGGTAGAGCTATCGAAAACGAATGGTTTAGAAATGGACAATCGGGAGGAGATAGATTCATGGCTAACTATCAAAACTTTCATAAATTAAGGCTATATGCTAGAGGTGAACAGTCCATACAAAAATATAAAGACGAGTTAGCTATAAACGGTGACTTATCTTATTTAAATTTAGATTGGAAACCTATACCAGTAATAGC